AATGCCAGTCGAAAATAAGCCATGCGTCTCTACCTTATTCGGAGTACTCGCCCGTCTCAATCATAGCAGCAAGCTCAACGGAGCGTCCTTTAACGGTGCGGCTCCAATCGGAATCTAAGAATTCTTCTGCGGCAGTCTTGTAGTCTGCCGTTGCCATCGCATCCAAGGCTAAGACAAACTTCCGCAGTCTTGTTGCGCCGAGGTTAAAACTAATGTCGATCATAGCATCTTTTCGCACGTCATCCAGATCGCTAAACCAGACGTATTCTGTGCTGAGTTCCTTGATTACACGCTCTATGTCCTTCTCCAGCAGGAAGTCTACCTCTTCATCTGAGAGGCCCAAGCCGCCGTTAACATCAACATTCCTGCCAATACCTATTGTCCAGTGTCCTGCCGAGCATTTGTAGATAAGGTGACGGCCATTAGTGACAACCTCACCTTCATGCCGTTTAAGCATTTCGATCAAGTTCTGCATTTACTTCTCTCTGCTAACTTTTTTCACTTTCTCGTAGCTTCTGGCGCCAACTAAACCCAACATGCCAAGCATGGTGCTTGTTAATAGAGTGCTGTCAATTTCTGGGACTTCTACCCAAATGCCCAAGAATGGCGCTAAAATAGTTGAGTAGAACAAACTAAATCCACAGCACCATCCTATGGCCGGGCGCCATCCCGAAACAAACAAAGATTTATGAGCAGCCTCGGTTTTGTTAATAGCAAGTTGTGCCAGAACTTGCTCTTGAGAATGTCGGTCTGCCATCGTTGCGATTTCATGCACGAGCGCATTTTTCTTGTCCTTGTCCTCGATAAATTGGTCCAACAGACCTGTGAGGGGACCAGCTAAAGCAGCAAGAGTAGACAGCATCTTAAATGACGACCCACACAACAGCGCCAAGCACTAGGAGTACGATAATAGCGCCAATGTGATGATGCTTTGAGGTTTGAAACAACTTCCAGACAGGTGAGCCTATCTTGGCAAGAATCTTGTTTATAGCTTCCATTTTTAACTCCTTAGTTAATCGCAAGTACAAAAACTAAACCTGTGATAGCGGCCATCAACATGACCAGTCCGACTATTAATTTTAGTGCAAGATAGAAGTCCTCATTCTTTCTGTCTTGAAGTATTTTTTTCCGGTTGGACTCAGCCATACTTAAATCTCTGTCTTTCTGTATCTTAGCCGCGTTCCTTTGAACCTTTTGCCATGTTCCTGACTTGCCCTGGCGGGAATATTCTTTACCGATGGTTATCAGCATTTCAGCAATGCGGTCCTGCTGATTTTGAATCTGGATTGCTTCTTCTATCGCACTGCCTGAATACGTGCCTTTATCGTTCTTTTTGGACTCAGCAATCTTATCTTCAACCGCTTCCTTACTGGCAAAGAATCCTGATATTTCAGCGCCCATCTGCTCAACTTGCTTTTTTTTCTTCAAGGACGCTTGCACTAAACTAAAAGCGGTATCGAGTCCTTTGATCAGTAATACCAGTTCGCCTACCATTTTTCATTGCTTGCCAAAGAAATTAAAGTAAGACCCAGCCAGCAACCCGCCCAAGACTAAGGTAGTTATTGCCTGTAGCACAGTTTTAGCTACGGTACGCTTTGCAGCCCGCCAAGACTCAAGCAAGCCCCTAAGCTCAGACACGTCCGACAGCGCGTCATCGTCGCTCAACCCTATGTCACGCAAGGCTTTCCTGGCACCCAGCTCGGCGGACTGCTCAATCAACTTTGCCATCTCTTCTTTGGTCACAAGACTGCTCCTACTGCTCGATATTGCTTAATTGTATACCGCGTATGCCTTTTCCCAAAGCTTAAAGTCCTCGGCGTAGGTGTCTAAAATATCTTGCTTTGTGGTAGATGACAATTTTGCAAGAAACTCATCTACATCGTTATCAGAGTTCATACGAGCTTCTACACGCTTTTCTACTTTGCCCCCTCTATCTAGTATGTATTTGCTAGCATGCTCATGGAGGTTTTCGGTGTTAAAAAGTGTTGCGTGTTCTGGAAAAAAACTAACCTGTGCTAGAAAACAATGTTTTGCAGTTTGCCAAAAAACATTGGGGTCGCTGTACTTAGTGGGTGCTGCGTTTTTGTTCAAAGCTAAACTGTAATTAAACCAAGAAGCTATTCTTGCTAACGGCTCTCTTATAGTTGCAACACAGGGCATATCGGATTTTACCGCTCCTTTAGCTCGAAGGTCATTAAAGGTTCTATGCAAATTACCTTTGTGTGTAAGCGGATACTTTGAATAATCAAAACCGTACTTTTGTTCATACTCCTCAAACACAACCGCCATGTTCTCTACTTCTTCAACGCAAATATCTTTCGCTTTGTTAATAAGCCCTGACTTTAAAAAGTAAAGTATAAGAGAAGTGGACCCTGTTTTTGGTACACGTACAACTACGAAATTATTTGAGTATGAAATGATTATAGTGTTATAACTGCCGTATCCGTATCATTAAAAAAAAGCATATTGCCCTCGCAAACTATGTTCCAATCTGAGCCTTCCTGCTCACTCCAAGATGGAACTTCTATGATTACGTGTCTTGCTAACCACTCTGTGTTGCCTTGTAGCACCCGCCATACGTGTTCTTGTGTTCCTCTACCTTCCATACCCCGTGATTTATTAAAGCGTATCCGGTATTTAAGCATTGACAGGGCGGGCTGGGAAGTTAGGTGTTTCCGTGACAGGTACTTGCAGTGGAACCAAGTCCAACGCCAGCAAAAAGTTTAGCCACGCCGCTTTACCATCTACCGTCAGGGCCACATCGCTCAATGCCGCAGAAGCCACTTCTTGCTCTTCGCTAACACGCGCCAATACTTGTGTAAGTCTAATTGCTTCTTGCTCCGCACTTGTAAGCTCTACCCAGCCCATATCAGCGTAGTACGGGCCTATCCACGAGAGATCGCCTATGCGGTCTTTAATGCCTTCTAAGCCAAAAATTGGACCCCAATTACTTGGAAGTGGTCCGGCTTCGCTTAGTGCTTCGTTTGTTGACAGTCTTCTGAGTTGCCACATTTTCTTTCTCCGTAATCTGTTCTGTCTTTTCGGGGCGTAGTCCTACTTTCTCGTGCCCTAACTGCTGACCCGCAAAAGGAGGGAAGCCGTTTGAGTGTATTCTCTCTGCCTCAGTCGGCTCCCGCCACTCTCTCCAACTACCAAAGTCGTTTCTAGGCTGTATTTGTATGTGGCAGCCTATACTGGCAGCTAGTTGATGAATAAACTCTGTAACCTGCACGGGTTGATACACGTTCCACAAAAAAGTGCCGTTTACTCCACGCATTGTTATTTCAGCAGTTCCAGAACCCGACATTCCTATGCTAACGGACTGCGCTCTATTCCGATTGGAGTCTAACGCTTCAAGCTGCTGTTGCTGCTGCCTTTCTTGAAACTCTTTTTCAAAATCTTTCTTGTTCATAGCTACTGAGGACACCAAGATATGTTTACTTGACCGTTTACGGTTACGGGGTAAGATGCTTCGCTTATTACCGAGGTACAATTATGCGTTGTCGGATTTGCTGCACTACCCGGACTACCCGCGTTTCCCGAATTTCCCGCGTTTCCCGCACCGCCACCGCCACCGCCCGCTCCTCCCGAGACGCTACCGAAAGGGAAGCCTGCTGATGACCCACCGCCGCCGCCGCCACCTCCCGTTCCCGAGTTTCCCGCACCGCCCGAGCTAGCCGGGGAGTTTAATATTTGACATGGAGTAATATTTTGGGTCGATTGTGATCCAGTGCCCCCGTTACCTCCTTGGTTTGCGCCCCCGGATTTTCCGGGCCTGCCGTTAAAACTAGGGTTTGCCGATCCGGCAGCTATGTTTCCTCCGCCACCACCACCACCGCCGCCTCTTCCTGTTGAAAAAGCGTATGGCGAGGCGGCGGGACAAAACCCGCAGGTTTGCTCTGCTCCCCTACCAGATGACCCCGAAAAAGAACCATTGCCCCCTGTCCCCGCACTCCCCCCCGTTCCGCAGGTATTCTGAGTGGCACCGGCGTTTCCCGAATTTCCCGCACCGCCCATATTTCCTCCCGCTCCTCCCGCTCCTCCAGCCCCCCCGCATAGAGTTAAGCAAAACACCGTTGAACTTGCCCCTGTACTGCCCGTACTTCCGGTGTTTCCTGCACTACCCGCACCGCCCGTACCGCCCGAAGCACCCGCCCTAACGTTGTTCGCCCCGCTCGGAGCAATGTAATTGGTTGAGCCTCCACTCCCCCCCGCGCCGCCCGGTCCTTTATTCCCGGGGTTACCTGCGCTTCCACTCCCGCCTGCGCCCCCAGTACCGGAAACATTAACCACTGTAACTCCGGTAGGGACGCAAAAAGTACCTGAAGTGTTAAAGGTTTCAGAGCCTCCGGGCACTACCCCCGCCCCTAAAAGGCCGGATTTGCTTGTTCCTATAGGCATAATTTACTCACTCGTGGTAGAACCACCCAGTAATAATGTATTTAGTGTTATCACCATAAACAGGGTTTCCCCTGTGCGCGTGGGTAAACGCGGCAGGCCACAGCACCATCGTATTCCCAACAGGGTTTATTCTTCGCTGTTGGTATAAAAATTCTGTTTCGCCGTTTGCTTCGGCAGGCAGCGTGTTTAGGTAAAGCATGTAAACTAATCCGCGATTAGCTTGGTCTCCGTTACCTTGCTCTCCGTGCCATACATGATACCCACCTCCACTAGAAGTTTTTTGAATTTTCATGTTATTACAATTTATTTTTGTGTCTTTTATAACGGAAAACTCGTTGCCGTATGACTCAAAACAATGTTGCAAGCCTTTAAAAAACATGGCTATTGTATTTTTATCTTCAAAAGGTTGGAAGTTTATATTCTTACCGTTTGAGAAAATCTGGTAGTCGTCCTTTCGATGTTTATCTGCGCCTTCTCCGTTTTGACGGTCTGTCCCCGCACCCAACGTTAAGTTGCGTTCAAACTCCGATATAAGGTGCTCGCAAAATCCTTCTGGGTAGACCTCTGAAAACACCCCTATAAAGTCTCTATATTCAAAATTCATTTAAAAGCAGGTCCTGAAATCCAAGTTACTAATGTTTGTCGAGTACCTTTAACTACTGGCGTTACTTGATGTAGTGTCCACGCCGGGAATACGGTTATAAGCCCGCGTTTCTTTTGTATATTAGTCGGCTCTTTCTTAGTTAATAACTGAAGTTCCCCGCCCTCGTACTCATTTGGGTCTGAAAGCTGTAAGACCATTGAGAGCTTGCGTGATATTCCCGAAGCAAAATCTTGGTGCCAAGTATAGTTGCCCTGCCTAGCCTCGTGGTAATTAGTTAGCTGTATAGCTTCACCAAAACCTGTAAGCTCGAACCCAAAATGGTCGGCGTTTAAACTTGCTGCCACATGAGCTAACCGCTCAAAAACCCACGCACACTCGGGGTCTTTATTTAGCCAGTTAAGTTCCGACCTCCTTACCTTGTCGTTAACTTCCGCGCCATTCCCCCCGCCAACTTGAGCTTCTCGCGTAGCCTCTCTAGCTTTCTGTTGTAGCCAATCAAGTTGTTCTTTGGTAAAAGCGTCTTCCCACCACGCAAACGGTTCTATTTTTCTTGAGTGCGGCGTCAGCAAATGCTGCATTAAATAAACCTTTTACGTTGGGACAAAATAAAATGTATAAACTTTGTCTTTTTCTCGGACTGGTTTTGAGTAATCATGTGCGGCAACCACGAGTTAAACAATAATAATGTCCCGGCCTGTACGTTATTAAAGTGTATATACGGCGAGGCCATTGTTAGCTCATCACTTGGAGCAGCCTGCAAGTCTGCCATTCTTTTCCCAGAGCGTGGGTCATCAAAAATTGGGTAAGACCCGCCTTCTGAAACATCTAAGAAGTAAAATCCAGAAATTTGGCTGTCTCCGTGTACGTGCATAATGTTGCTGCCGGTACACGCAAACTCTTGTCCCCACATACCCGATACATAGAACTCGTACTCATCTGTTAGGTATCCTTGTTCTTTTAATATGCTTACGCCTTTGTCTCGGAAGTAAGAGGTAAGATACGCAAGATCAGAGTCTTTATTCATCGGGCCAGTTTGCACAACTACCGCATCTTCACCTACGTGCTGCTTTGTTTCGGCGTAGTGCTTTTCGCTATGTTTAACTGTTTCCTCAACCCAGTCAGGACGTTCTTCTCTATAAATAGGCGAAGAAAAGTAAGCGTAAGATTCCAAGCTATGAGTTTACATAAGTTGCAAGTTCGGTAGCCATTGCGGTTATTGCCGCCGCAGTTATATCCGTTGCGTCGGCAGCGGAAACAGTTCTTCTGTTTTCTACTAAAACTTCCTTGGCTAATCTAATAGACTCAAGCCTAGCTCGTGCTGCTTCAGTAGTTGCTTGAGTAGCGGCGCGAGATGTATCTAGCGCAGTTTGTAGTTCAACTTGTGATGTTTGCTCTGGTGTAAGTGCCATGTGTTTGTCTCCTAGACTGATAAATTAAGTTGTTAAGTTTTTCATTGGTAGTGTTACATACCAACTTGTTCCACCGTCAGGTGAGAAAAAGAACCATATGTCAATTGCACTGGCCGTGGTTGTTCGACTAATTGAACCGCCGGGGTAGTAAAAAGTTCCTCCAGCTAAGGCTACTGTCCTATTCGGTGTACCGTCGTTAGTGAGAATTAACGTAAACGAGGTTGATCGATTAGCTACCGCGTTAGGCGTAGCCAGTGTAAGCGTAGCATTACCGTTCAAGGTTGCAGTGACCACATTGGCTAAGTTGGCGTTGATCGTAAGAGCCGTACCCGTGTTTCCCGCTACAGTCACCTTGTCGGAGAACGTCCCAGAAAAATACTGATTAGTGTCAAAAGGAATTACCAAATTAGCCGACGAATCTTGCAAACCTGTGGTGATCTTGGGTGTAGTAAGAGCGGGACTAGTGTTAAACACTGCGACACCAGTTCCAGTCTCGTCCGTTAAAGCCGTTATAAGGTTTGCACTAGATGGAGTACCTAACCAACTAGCTACTCCAGCACCAAGAGATGTAATGCCCGTGCCGCCGTTAGCGACAGCTAGAGTGCCTGCAAACGTAATCGTGCCAGAGCCTGTAATCGGGCCGCCTGAAGTAGTAAGGCCCGTAGTTCCGCCAGATACCGCCACAGAGCTAACCGATCCACCGACTTCTGTAGGATTAGCATTAATTACCGCAGCACCTGAACCTAAGCCGTCTGTGACAACCATGACTTTAGAGCCATTAGCAATATTTACCGTAGCCCCAGACCCTTGCTTGATCGTGATGATCTGACTGCCAGTAGTAGAGTTCTCGATCAGCCATACTTTAGAGATAGTGTTAGGACCGAGTGTTACTTCGCGTGTAGCCGTAAGTGAGGATGCCGAGGTAATCTTTAAATAGAATCCACGAGTGGCATCTGCCGTAGCGTCAGGCATCGTGAAGGTTTCGTTAGCATCAGCAGCCATTTGCTTAGTGCCGTAGCTAAAACCATCAGTGACTAGCTCTAGGTTAGTGTTAGTACTGGTTCCCCAGGTTCCACTCTCATCACCCGTGGCGATCTCTTTTAATCTAAGATTGTTTACATAAGTTGCCATATTTAATTCCTATGCTGCTGCGTCTATTTCTACCCAGTTAGGGGTTTGTGCGTCTGGAACAACTGTCCAACCCGCTATTAATACTGTGCCTACTGCGCCTGTTCCAACAACCCCTACAGGGGTAATATTCGCGCTTCTTGTGTTTGTTACGTTTCCTACTGCGCCCGTGCCTACTGTTGTGCCAACAGTATATGCCACTTCCGGTACGACTGTCCCTACACTTCCGGTGCCTGAAACGCCCGTAACAGCGACATTCCTGTCATAAACGGGGGCTACAGTGCCTACAGCTCCGGTGCCTTGGACTCCTAGCACTGTAACAAAGTTACCTACACTAAAAGTAACTGTGCCTATGGCTCCAGTAGCTACAACGCCGTTGGGTACAACTGAATCGCTGGTGTTCGTACTAACACTGTTTATTTGGCCTACGCCTTGTACACCAGTAATCGCAAAGCTTGCAACATTTCCTACCGTACCTATTGCGCCGGTTGCGGCCACTCCCGTAGGAATGACGATACTGCCAAAGGTTGTTGTAACAGTGCCGACTGCGCCTGTCCCAACTACTCCTGTGGGTATAACAATACTACCGTAATTTGTGGTGACAGTGCCTACTTCGCCAGTACCCACTACGGATACGCCGTTATCGCCCCACGCGCCTTTGCCCCACCCGCGAGCGCCCCAGACAGCGTCAAGGTCTACAGTCTTGGCGGCCTCACCGCCCCACCCGTTGAAACCCCACGGGCGTTCGCCCCACGCGCTACTCACAATTCGCCCCTGTTAAGCGATGCGTATGATAGCTGTAGCTGCCGCCGCCGCTGGGAATTGAATCTGGAAATCACCAGAGCTTACCGTCTGGTCACCGCCAAAGCTCAACACAGCACAAGCAGAATTAGAATCTCCAGTGTCGTAGATCAAGCCACCGCAAGTGGTGAAACTA